AGTTGGTATAATAGATGCTAAAAGAGCAATAACAAAACAAGCTGCGGAAGGCGACCCTTTTAGTGCCTTTGCTCGTATGGCGTTGATGGCTTCTGCTGTTGCACCTCTTATAGCTAGTTTAATGGCTTTTAAAGGTGGTGGAGGTCAAGACACAGGAGAACTTAGTGGGGAAATGTTTGAGCAGGGAGGACTAACAAGAGGTGGTATGTTTGTTGGCAACTCACACGCTAATGGTGGTGTTAAATTTAGAGTTGGTGGTAGAATACACGAAGCTGAAGGTGGTGAAGCAATTATCAACAAGAAATCAACAAGTATGTTTAGACCTGTACTATCAGCTATCAACAGCTACAATGGTAATGGTGTAAAGTTCGCTGATGGTGGTTTACTCAATAGTGGAGAGAAGTTTGCTATGGGTGGTGAGCTAAGTTCAGCACAACAATTAATAAGCGGAGGAATGGGAACTTCTAAGGTTGTAATCGTTGAAAGTGATATGACAAATGTGCAGAATAGAATATCTGCTATTGAAAGTCAGGCTACTTTTTAGTATATTTGCATATGATAAGACAGAATAGTGCAGATATTGTAAATGAGTTCATAGAGCTTATATACAATGAAGTAAAAGCACGATACTCTGAGGAAGCCGGAATAAAAAATGTTCTAAACCATCTATCAGAGAAAGGTCTTATTGAGCCAAGAAAGCTAAGAGATTATATGATAATAAGAGATTTTGATAAGATATTGGAGTCTAATGATGGTAACTACACATTTACATATATGGATATATCTATTAAGTATGATGTATCAGAAAGAACCATTCAAAATATTATGTATAAGCACAAGCGTAAATTCAACAAAGACTACAATATTAGATAATTATCCATTTTCTGCGAAAGATATAATACATTAATTATTAATTTTGCAAAATGAACAAATGGTATTCAATAGAAAATAAGGCAGATAATAGTGTTGAAATATCTATTTATGATGAAATAGGTGACTACGGAACATCTGCTAAAAACTTTATAGAGGAAGTAAAAGCTGTTGGAACTGCTAACATCACATTGCGTATCAACTCTGTTGGTGGCAGTGTGTTTGATGGTTTAGCTATCTACAATACATTACGTTCTCACAATGGATATGTAAACATTAAGATTGAAGGTTTAGCTGCATCTATATCAACTGTTATTGCGATGGCGGGAGATAATATAGAGATGTCAGAAAACGGATTCTTCATGATTCACAATCCTTTTGGACAATCGGCAGGTGAAGCGGGTGATATGCGTAAGACTGCTGATTTACTTGACAAGATAAAAGATGAGATTATGGAAATATATTCGAGAAAGACAAACCTTTCGTTTGAAACTCTTTCGGATATGATGGATAAAGAAACTTGGTTGTCTAGTCAGGAAGCAATGGAATTAGGTTTTATAGATACTATAACAGAACCCATGAAAGTTGCTGCATCTTTTGACCTTTCTAAATTTATTAACGTAAACGAGAAAGAGGTTAATGAAAAATTAAGTTTAACTAATAATAAGAAAAAAATGACCGAAGAATTAAAAACTTGGTTCAATAGTGTTAAAGAAGAAATCTTAAACGCTGTTAAAGGAGAGGAAGTTTCTACTCCTTCTGAGGAAGTTTCTATTTCTATTTCTGACAATGATGTTATCGTTAATAAGTTTGAAGAACTTGAAGAAAACGCTAACTCTTTACGTGAAGAAAAAGAAGAATTAGCAGGTCTTGTTGGTGAAAAAGAAAGCACTATTGCTGACTTACAAAACAAGATTTCTGATATGGAAGCTAAATTAGCTAAATTAGAAGCTACTGAAACTAACGTAGAAGCTGACAATGACCCATCTATCAACGAGAAAGATGTTATTGTAAACGAATGGGATGCTTTTGCTAAATCAATTTTAAAATAATTAATAAATAATATAATATGGCTTTACAATTAACAAGTTTACCAACTGTTGAGCAGTATGATGTAAACAGAGCAATCATCCAACCTATCTTTATGGGTCAGGATTATATGCAATATATGGAAGTATTACCTAACATTAAAGGTACTACTGTGATTGACAAGTTCAATCAATTAGGAAAGATTACAAAGGCTTTCACAAACGATGTATTCTCAGGTGAAAGTGTTGGAGATAAAGGTGCTACAATTACAATCACTCCTTCTCGTGTAGAAGCTGAGATTCAGTTTAGAGCAAACGAGCTTTTCAATAAGATGAAAGGTCAACTAATGCGTGGTGGACACGACTTTGATAATATTGACGGAACTGTTGTTAAGAACATTCTTCTTGACTTAATCGGACAAGGTGTAAAAGCTGACTTCAACCGTCAACTATGGTTATCAGATATTGCTGAAGCTGATGCTGACTACGGTATCTACGATGGTATCTTCCAAGTGGCAAGAGAAGCAGGTGCAACTGCATTAACAAGAGAATATTCAGGTCTTACTACACAAGCTGATGATGCTGCTTTAGTTGCAGGTAACGGTGTGAAAATCTTACAAGGTTTATATGACTCTGCTTCTGCTGAATTATTAGAAGCAGGAAATCACGTATTCTTCGTATCAGGAGATATTGCTGATGACTATATGGCTTCTACTTTAGAGGCTTCTGCTTATTCAGCAGCAGGTTACGGTGCATTAGTAAACGGTGTTCCAAATCTTACTTATAGAGGTATTCCTTTAGTAGTACGTAGAGATTGGGATACATCTATTGCTTCTGATGCTTCAGAAATCAATGGTTGTACTTCTGCTAACGAAACTCACAGAGCATTGTTAACTACACAAGATGCTTTTGTTGTAGGTACTGACTTCGATGAGAACTCAGTAGAGCAATGGTACTCTATGGATAACAAAGCGTATCGTTTTAGAGTTTCTTATATGGTAGGTTGTGCATTGAAAGATGCTGCATTGGCTGTATATTACACTCCTAACGCAATCGGTGTATAATTAATATAATTAATGGGGGATGAAATACTCCCCCTTAATTTCTAACTTTTAAAAAAATAATAAAATGCCAATAGAAAATTTAGCTATAGCACACGGTGACTTAGAAAGAAGAGGTGGTATACAATATGTGGGTATCGGTTTATTAGACGATGCATCTGCTGTAACTTTTACAAATACTGCGGGAGCTGCTCACGCTGTTTCTTTTACTGCTGCTAACCCTTTTGAATTGTTTGACCTTAAACAAGGTACAGGTTCTTTATCTACAAGCGGTTCAAAAGAAGGTGGAACAATTTTGTTTGAACACACTGTTTCTTTCTTTGTGCCAAATATGAGTTCAGCTCATTTAAGGTCTTTGGATGCGATGAAAAACGAACATATTGTTGTTGTTGCTCAAGGTTATGATGGAAATACGTTCTGCATTGGTCTTTCTGAAACATACCAATTAGAAGATTCTACTTTGGGTAATGTTCAAATGTTTGCTACCCTTTCATCTATAGAAGGTGCAACGGGAGCTGCTTTAGGTGATGAGAGTGGTGTAACAGTTACAATTACTTGTAGTTCAGGTGAGCTTCCAAGAGCATCTGCTAACACTCTTACTCTTAACACAGCAAACGGAACAATGACTTTATCGTAAATTAACTAAAAAGGAATGGATTGGGCAATTTGCCCTTTCATTCTTTTTTTATTATACTTGCAATATGTACAAATCTAAATTAAACGAAGGAACAACATTCTTTGATGGTTTCAAAGTAAGTTGGTCAAAAGCAACTCAAGAAGAACTAAAAAAAGTTTACGACTTGGGATTTACTAATTTTGTAAGCAAAGAAGATGCAGAACCGAAAAAAACCCAATCAAAATCAAAAGCAAAAAAAGAATCAAGTAAAGACAGCTCAGACAAAGAGTAGTTATAACACTAAGTATGCTTTTGTAAATCTTTCTACACCTGATGTAACTTCAGAGGTAAAAGATTTAGATAGATTAAGAGAAGATTTTATTCCTTTCGGTAAAGACAATCTTTTTCCACAATACTTAGCAGAACTAAAAAGACAATCTTCTACTCATAGGTCTGTATTAGCACAGAAAACTACATTCACTACGGGTGGTGGTTTTTTGACTTCTAACGATGCTTTGGCTGATTTTATAGAAGATGTTAACGCTAATGGGGAAAGTTTAAAGGACTGCTTTAAAAAACTAGCTGATGACTATTATACTTATGGTAATGCTTTCTTAGAAGGCGTTGTATATGATGGTGGTGTAAACTTCTATCATAAAGATGCTTCAACAGCTAGGGTTTCTAAAAACAAAAAGCATGTTTACTTTAACTCTGATTGGACTGATTATAGAAAGAATAAGGATAAAACTCAAAGAATACCTGTTTACCCACAGATTTCCAACAGCAGATTTATCATACACTACAAAGACTATGAAAGTACATTTAACTTTTATGGTTTACCTGATTATGTAGCTGCTTTAGAACACATAGCAATAGACTATGAGATTGGTAAATTTAACCACACATCATTTAAGAATGGTTTTAGTCCTTCAGCTATTGTTACTGTTAACGGTGACTTTGGTGAAGCTGAAGCAGAAAAGTTTGTTGAAACTGCAAAAGATACACTAACAGGTAGTGGTAACAACTCAAAAATATTATTCCTTGTAAAGAATGGGGAAGATAGTAGAGGAACAGATGTTCAAATTATCTCAAACAAGGAAGATGGTGACTTCTTAGATTTACAGAAGTTGACCGACCAAAACATAATTACTGCTCACAGATGGCAACCTGCCTTGAGTGGTATCATATCATCCGGTAAGATGAACAATACGGGTAGCGAGATTAGAATAGCTTATGATTTAGCTATGAGTACAGTTATTAGAGATACTACTAATATCTTGCTAGACCCCATCAAAAGAGTTATAAATGCAGAGATGAATATTGATACAAGTGACCTTACGGTAGCCTATGAACCGCCTATATCATTCCTTGCAGATATTGACCCAAAACAAGTATTGACTATCAATGAGCAAAGAGCAATGCTTAATAAAGACTTGCCTAACATTCCTGATGGTGAATTACTTATATCTGACAGACAAACAATAAGAGTAGAACGACAAAACACTAATGTATAATGGCTAATGTAAGAAATCTAAATAACTTTGTTACTGCATCAGAAGTGATACAAACATCTTTTACCAATCAAGCTACAGATACAGCTTTGATTAGTGATACAATATTAGACATTGCAGAGTTAGCTCATATAAAGCCTGAGCTAGGTTTAGACTTTTATGAGGAGTTAAAAACACAAAATCACAACGGAACATTGACTACCGCTAACAATAACTTAGTAACTCATTTTCTAAAACCTGCACTATGTTGGTTTGTTAGATTTGAGGTTATGAATGAGATTCAATACAACACGACATCAGCAGGATTAGTCGTTAATGTTTCGGATTTTAGCACTCCTGCAAATGTAGAGCAGTTTAATCAGATGAAAAATGATACTTTTAGAAAGGCACAGGTTTTACTTGATGATATGATTGCTTACATTACTCACGAAGATCAACAAAACCAATATCCACTTTACGGAACTGATGGTGATAGCTCTATGCCTGATACCGATATAGCTAGTAAGTTAAACGGAATAATATTTTACTAATGGCAACAGACTTTCCAAAAAAAGGTGATGACAAAAAGATTTCTTTACGAAACAGTGAGGAAAGACAGTTTGACTATGAGTTTGCTAAAAATTTAAAAGAGCAACAGCCAAAGATATGGAAGGCGGGAGGTAACATTCGTGGTAATGAAGCCTTTATGTTATGGGGTAGAGCAAGAGATGGTCAGGACACAGAGTCTATTAGAGAGTGGATAAAAGAAAGAGAATCTTGGGCAAAAAGACATTTTAGAGATGGTCAAAAATTTAAAGGAGATACAGAGCCAAATCTTAGTAATGTGGCGGGTGTTGTCGCACAAATTAAATGGGGTGTTATCGGAAATCTTGGAGAAAGAGGAATGAAAGATGTCATCCTTGAATTAACTAAAAAGTTAGAGGGAAGAAAAGATAATATGAAAAATAATATAGATCACGACTTACACATAGAGTTTAATCAAGATATGATGAGAGAGCTACACGAAAAAGGTGAGCTTGAAATGACAACTGATGAAATGGGCGAGCCAATAGTAATAAAGTTTATGTATGATGCTGAAAAAACTAATGAGCCTATGAATGTAAGTCCAACAGTTAAGAAAGGCTTAGAAGCAAAAGTTAAGGAACACAATGAAGAAGTAAAAGACCTTAAGGTTGATTGGAATCCAAGAGTTACTTATGCTAAGCTAGAAAAAGTGTTTGACAGAGGTATCGGTGCTTATCGTACAAATCGAGAGTCGGTTAGACCGAATGTAAAATCTGAGGAGCAATGGGCATATGCTCGTGTAAATTCTTTTATGTTTGTTATGCGTAAGGGAAGGTTTCAGGGTGGTATTCACGACACAGATTTACTTCCAAAGAATCACCCTGTAAAAGAGGAGATGAAAGATACTGAAAACGCAAGAAAAAACCCTAACTGTCCTGATGGATATGAGCATCAAATGCCTGATGGCTCTTGGATGTGCGGCAAAGAACACGGTGGTGGTGGATACAATGTAAATGAAGAAGAAATAACAAATTTCTTAAATATTCTTAAAGAAGAATTGATAACAAAAATAAAAATAATTAAAAGAAATAAATAATGGCAACAGGATTTTTAGATGATAATGAGTCGTTGATGAGAATGGTAGGACACACAGCAGGTGATGTTGAGGTGTTTACTACTGCTGCACAATCAGGAAAAAGTTTTTACTGCTTACACTTCCCTGTGGAGAGTGTTGTAGCTAGTATAACTGCTTCTGAATGTAGTGGTGAAACTGCTTTACAAACTACTTTACCTGCGGGAACTACATTGTTCTTGGGTAAAGTAACAGCAATTACATTAACAAGCGGTATTTGCATAGGATATACAAGATAATATGGCTAGTAACGAACACAGTTCTTTAGAAAACGCACAGCTTCACGTTCCAAAAGACTTTAGCACAGCATCTGCTAATACTGTTCTTACTAAGAATGGTAGTAACGCTTTGACTTGGGCAGATGATAATCTTAGAAGGACACACTTTGTTAGAGTTAATGGTTTCTTTAGCAAAAGCAATACAAGTGAATATGCACCTACATTTTCAGGTAACTCTACTCACGTTTGGGATACAGTAGTAACTGATGCTACTGCTGATGCACAAGATGCTGTTGCACAAGCACAGCTATATTGTCTTAGAGATGGATATATCAATGCCTTTGGTGGTGTTGTAGCTGCAACAAGCGGTAAAACTGTAAACTTTAAAATTTATAAGGGGACTCCCGTTGATGAAAGTTCAGCAGCTATTGACCTTACTCAACTAGGTAGTACAGCTAGTGAAGTTGGTGGTGGTAACACAACTACTGATGTTTTTTCGGCAAGTGGTTTAGGCAGCACTCAAACATTTTCAGCAGGAGATATTATTATTGTTACTATATCAGCAGGTGCAGCAGAATCTACAACAGCAAGGTTTAACTCTACTATAGAAGTAGTATATACAGAGTAATATGTTAGGATTTAATTATGCTTTAAAATTAGAATCAAAACCTTCGGGTGTCTTTCAATGCACAGATATTACAGGACTTCAGCTTTGGTTTAGAAGGCAGTCTTTTATAACCCACGATACAGGTGTAATATCAAAATGGGAGGATATTAGTGGCAACAATAATGATGCAGCTCAATCAGATAATGCAAAAAAACCTAGATATAGTGGTGGTTTGACAGTTGATTTTGAGGGTCACAATACATTGACTTTAGGTTCTCAAATAAACTTGGGTGCTTTTACAATAATTATGGCAATAAATCCTGATGAAACACAAACTTTAACTAATGAAGCTCCTTTGGGAAAAGGTGGTAATGACCAAATTAAAATGTATAGAGGTGGAGCTAACAACAGAATAGCGTTAAAGGCTAATGGTGTTCAGTCTGATATAAACCCTATGGCAACAACATTTCCTACATCACAATTTTTACTTACTTGTGTTAGAGAAGCAGGTGGAAGATTTAGAGTAAGAATAAATAAATCAGAAGTAGGTGCTGTTGTAACAGATGTAACAGACCTTTTTGATATAACGCAAATTGGCAGTGGAGATATTACAACCACAGAATTTAACGGTGAAATAAATGAAATTGCTATTTGGAATAGAGAGATTAATGCAACAGACTTAACTAATGCAGAAAATAATATAAGCAATAGAAACGGAATATAAAAATGGCACGAGTATCAGCAGCACAAGAAATAGCACTTATGAAACAAAGGATGGACTCTATGGAGGATAAATTAGATAAGATGGACGATAAGTTAGATATGCTAACTAAAAATCTTCTTGACCCTGATAAAGGTGTCGTTTCTCGTGTAAACAAAAATACTTCTGCTAGAGTTGTTATGCAAAAAGCACTGTGGGGATTGTGGACTATTGTAATTGGTTCATTGGTAGCATTTTTCTTTAGTAAAAATGTTTAAATGATACAAAAAGACTTTACAGTAAGCATAGGTAACATAATATGGATTATAGGTATAATCTTTACTATGGGGATAGCATATAGTCAAATAGGTCAACTAGATGAAGATATACACGTTTTAGAGCAAAGACTAGAAAAAAAGATTAAGATAATAAATGAGTGTGAAGATAAAATACACGAATTAGAAAAAGACATAGCAAAAATAAATACTTGTAAAAATAGAAGATAATGGAACAGATACTAAAATTGATAGAAGGTTATGGGTTACCGTTAGTTTTACTTTTAGGAGCTTTGTATGCACTTTATCGTTTTCTTGTTTTTTCTCTTTATGAGGTAAAAAATCAATTTTCACGTCATCATGAAAGAGCAGCAGATAACATTGAGGAAATGAAAAAGAAAATAGATATAATTTTAGAATTTATAAAACAAAAAAAATAATGTATTGTAATTGTGAGAGCATAGATAAATGTGTAGGAACTGAAAAACTTGTAAATTGTAAAAAACTTGTTGAAACTGCTGAAACTGCTGAAACTGCTGAAACTGCTAAACATATAGGTCTTGATGTTTTAATAGAAGATATGGAGTCTTGCCAAGAGGATGATTGCGAAAATTGTGATTGCTAATGAAACTGCTATGCTTGAGATATAATCTTTCTTCAGATAGCACTAATGGTATGTTGTTTTATGAGGGGATTACGGGTTATGACTTTCTTTGTTATACACTAGAAGATGAGTATAGAAAAGAAAAGATAAAAGGCGAAACAATGATACCTTATGGAGTTTACGAAATCAAGTATAGAAAAGAGGGTGGATTTCATCAAAGATATTCTGAAAGATTTGGCGATTTACATCGTGGTATGTTGCATATCACTAATGTTCCTAACTTTGAGCATATTCTTATACATTGCGGTAATACTGATGAACACACTAGCGGTTGCTTACTCGTTGGTGATTCGCAAGAAAACAACAACTTAGTTTCTGATGGATTTATAGGAAAATCTACACAAGCATACAAAAGACTTTACAAAATGATTGCCGATGAACTTGATTTAGGTCATAGAGTAATTATTGAATATAAACACATTAATTATTTAATGGAGATTTAACCCTTGCTAAAGGGTTCATAAAGGGTACTTTATACCCTATATAATAAAGATAAAGCTATAAATAAAGATAAAGATATGAGTATTTTAGGTAAAATTTTTAGTAGTGGAGCAAAAGACTTGGTAGATAGCGTTGGAAGTGCTATTGATAAGATACATACTTCAGCAGAAGAAAAAGAACTTATAAAATCAGAGATAAAGAAAAAAATATTAGACTATGATTACAACATACAAAAAGAAGTTACAAAACGATGGGAAGCAGATATGCAGGGTAATTGGCTTACTAAATCCATCAGACCTCTTAGTTTGGGTTTTATGCTTGTTGTCCTTACTGTATTCACTCTCGTTGACTTTGGTTATGTTGACCTTGATATAAAAGACTCTTGGATTGACCTTTGGCAACTTTTAGCCATCACCGCATTTGGTGCATACTTTGGAGGAAGATCATACGAAAAAGTTAAGAAAAAACTTTAAAATTACTTTTTTTTTACTATATTTGTGCATACGTCTGTATGATGGATTAAAGTTTTGTTTTAGTTTGCAAGTGGGGTGCTTCTCGGCACTCCATTTGTTTTTTTGTATATTTTTTACTATACTTGCAAAAACATAGTCGAAATGAAACAATACAGACCTAGACTAAGTCAAAAAGAATTTGAACTTATCCAACAACACAGAAACGGAGGTGGTGTAGGAATCATTGGCGATACTCACGAACCATTCTGCCACCCTAATTACAGAGATTTTTGTTACGAAGTATTCGATAGATTTGGTGTATCACAAATCGTACACATTGGCGATGAGGTAGACAACTCTGCTCTATCATATCACGAAAAAATGGCGGAAATGCCAAACGCTGAAAGCGAAGCTGAAACTGCTCAAAGAGCAATGGAGAAGTGGTATGCTACCTTTCCTAATGTTAAGGTATGCGTAGGTAATCACTCTGCACTACCATTTAGACAGGCTACAACAGCCGGTATTCCTAAGAGATTCCTAAAGTCATACGAAGAAATATGGAACGCACCTAAAGGTTGGAAATGGGAACTGCAATGGGAAATTGATAATGTTTTATATGAACACGGAACAGGAAGTAGTGGAGCAATGGCTCACAAGAATAGAGCAATAGCCAACAGACAATCTACGGTCATAGGTCACTGCCATTCCTTTGGTGGTGTAAATTACATGGCATCTCGTAACGATTTGATATTCGGAATGAATGTCGGTTGCGGTATTGACGTGGATGCTATGGCATTTAGTTATGGCAAGAACTTTCCTAAGAAACCTACTTTGGGTTGCGGTGTTGTTATTGACGGTGGTAAGACTGCTTTATTCATTCCTATGGACTTAGGAAGTAAAATAATTCATACAAGTACACTCTAGTAGAATAAACTTTTTTTACATTTTTATTAATTTTTTTTTGGTGATTTGAATTTATTTACTAACTTTGCTGAAGTTATTAATTAAAACAAAACTATTATGTCACAAGAATTAAAAGTAGAAATGGTAAAAAAAGGCGATGTACTTTTTTATCTAGAAAGTAAAATATCATTATTTGAAACTTTATTATCTAACGATGAGAAGTCACAGGTTGACTTTATGGACAACAACATTCTAAAAGAATGGTATGACGGAAGAATATGTGCAAGAGTATCAGCACTAAGCAGCTTAAAAGAATTAAGAACACTAATCAATAATCTTAAATAAATATTATTATGTCAGAAATTAAAACAGAAACTAAGAAAGAAACTTTACGCAGACTATTCACAGAGAATGGTCTAGTACAAGAAGATGTGTATAAGGATAAGCGAGGGTTTGTTATTATCACACGAACAGGAATTGATAAAATTATTAGTAACAGAGGAATCAAAGTTTCCTATGAGCCAATTATAATGGAAAGAGATTGGGTTGTGCTTAGATGTGTTGCAGAGATGTCAGAGAATCAAAGCAGAGTAGAATCTTTTGGAGAATGTTCTAGTGAAAACACTATGGGTCTTGCCGGTAAGTTTCCTGTTGCTATGGCGGAGAAACGTGCCAAATCAAGAGCAGTATTAATGCTTACAGGATTTTATGAGCAGGGTGTGTATGGTCAAGATGAAATGGCTGATTAATGGATTGGATAGATGAAATACTTGCTAGTGAACCTATCAGTAACACACAGATAGCGGTTATTGAAGGTTTGCTAACAAGCGTTCCCTATGAACAAGAAGATATTAGAGATATAGAAAACGGTATTTTACATTTAACATACGAAGAAGCATACGAGTTAATACGTAAGCTAAGAGAAGATTACATACCAAAAGACCCTAGAGAACAATTTAATAAAATCACAAAGAGATGGCAATAAGAAAACACGCAATGACTAAAGAGGGTGCGATAGTCGCAATAACTAGAAGTCAAGTAGGAAAGATTGATTCTACTAAAGTGCCAAAAGGATTAAGTAAAACATTTATAGACCTATATATGCAACAAAGCGATGATAAAATCAAGGAAACATATTTGGCTGAATTTGAAATTGAATTAGAAATAGTAAAAGAAAGATAACAATGAAAAAGATAGCAAAAAACGAGTTTGAAAAATTCGTAAGAATAACAGGAATGACTAAACGTAGATTTAGTGAAGTGACAGGATTAAAAGGTACTAGCGTAACTAAATACCTAGAGAACCCCACAATGCTAAGGCTTAGGCACTTACAACTATTAGCTGATGCCGATGAGTTTAAACAACAAGAGGTTGGTGATGTTGAACTTTTAAATATGATAAACTATGTTAAATAGTATTGAGAGAAGGGAAGCGTTAAAGAAGGCGGTATGCTCGATTTATAGTGTGAATGAGAATGAATTATTTAGCCTAAGCAGAAAGAGAGAAATCATAAGTGCAAGGCGAATGGTGTTGTATTTTCTTCGCAAACATTATGGCGAAACATATATGAGCATAGCTAAAACATTTAGTATGAATCACGCCACAGTAATACATCACATAACACAAATGAAAAACTTTTTGGAGTTTGATAAGATTGAAGTTATAAACTACATCAAGGTTAGAGATTATGTGTTTGAGCAAAATAGTGAAGTAACACTATCAGAGGAACTTGACCTCTTAAAAAAAGAGAAGTCTTTATTAGACGATAGATTAGAACAAATAGAAAATGAATTAAAATTATTAGACAATGGAAATTAATGGAACGTTAGAAGCAATCTTTGATACAAAAGAATTTAAAAGTGGCTTCAAAAAAAGAGAATTTGTAGTTAATACAGGTGGCGATTATCCTCAATGGATTAAGATGGAAGTGGTAAAAGACAATATTGATAAGCTAGGAACTATCAAGGTTGGAACTGAAGTCACTTGTAAGATAGACATCAGAGGTCGCCTGTATGAAGGTAACTACTACAATAACATATTAGCTTGGGCAATCAATGTCGGTGGTGCAAAGAAAGAGAAACCTGCTGAAACTGCCAACGATTCAGACTTACCCTTTTAACTTAAGAGAACTGATAAGAAGATTTGATTGTGAGATTGAGGGGTAACTCCCTCATCTCTTTTTATATATAAATAAAAAAAATTAAAAAAAGTTTGTTATTAATTAAAAAAGTTTACTTATCTTTGATTCGTTAAACAATTAAACTAAAACACTATGGCAAAAAGAATGACAGATACAGACAAATGGAAAAAAAGATTTGTTAGAGAATTATCACCACAACACAAGTTACTATGGTTCTATATACTAGATGACTGCAATCACGCAGGAATATGGGAGGTTGACTTAGAGGTAGCTTCTATTAGAGTAGGTTTTGATTTATCACACGATAACCTACCATCATCATTTGGTCAAAAGGTAATATCTTTTGACGATGGAGATAAATGGTTTATTCCTGATTTTATTGACTTTCAATATGGCGAACTAAATCCAAATTCAAATGTTCACAAATCAGTAATACAGCTATTAGAAAGATATAATCTTGAAGGGTATGTAAAGGGTTCACAAACCCTAACTGATACCGCACAAGATAAAGATAAAGTTAAAGATAAAGTCAAAGTTAAAAGGTTTGTAAAGCCAACAGTTTATGATATTGAGGAATATTGTATTGGAAGAAACAACTCTGTTGATTCACAAAAGTTTTACGATTACTATTCTTCTAATGGTTGGAGGGTTGGTAAAAATCCAATGAAAGATTGGAAGGCTTGTGTAAGAACTTGGGAAAAGAATACATCCCAACAACAAAAAGTATCACAACCAAAACAAGTATTAACCGCTTGGGAACAAGCTAGAACACAAATTAACAATGGATAATAATAGA